TGTTACAGGCTGTAGTTGAAAATCAGCAATAGTATTTCCAACTAACTTAAATATGCGTTCTTCACAAAATATAAATAGTGAATCACGAAAAGGAAACAAACCTGTTATATCACTGTCTACATTGATGCTACCAGCACCATTAGCTGTATTAAAATCTGTATCGGTGTAGGGTGCGGTAAATACTAATTCTTGTGGTGTACTAGACATACCAGCAAAGAAGAGAGCATTTTTATAACCAGTAACAAACTTAGGATTAGAAGGTGCGCCTGTAGCGTTAATGTCAGTTACTGTAGTGTTATCGTACTTAGATGCATGATTAGCACCGTCTGCCCAAACAATAAAGTCTGTACCACCTAATGTGTACCTAAAGAAACTATATACTCCGGCGTTGCTTCTACCTGTATCAATCTGTGTCCAGCTACCTGTAGTGCCACCCTTATGTACTTTGCCGCCACGTGCAGCAATGATATTGCCTTTAAAGTAAGCTGACATAAGTACAGCTTCTGATGCACTAGCATCTTGTGGTACAATATTAGGGTTCCATTTAGCGTAGCCTGAAATGCGTCTATAACCACCTTGAATATCCGGCTCAAAGTTAGTTAGTTCAAGTGCCATTCCGGGCTGCATAGCAAAAGTAGATTGGTCAAGAACCAGCCCACCCTGACACGCGAATACAAACGGATTAAGGCCAGTTTCATCTGCCATGTTTTATCACCTTAAAATCCTGCGTTAATGCCATACCCTTGAGAATAAGGTATATAGGTAGACCGCACATAGTCTGCTCTATTTAGAAGCAGCGTCTGCATTTGTTTAATCCCGTCTTCAAAACGGGCAAAGTTAATACCATACTGTTGTGCTTCACCTCTATACTGATAAGAGTACGCAGTAGCACCGTCAACTATAACCTGTCTAAACTGTTCTGGAATAAGCGGAACATCTGTAGCTGCTGCTAGTGGAGTAGGTTTAATAAAGTATTCGTACTTTAGTTCATATGCTTTATCTGGATACGGAAACAATCCATAATTATTATCAGGTGTTCTAAATATAAACTTAGGAACGCTACCTACATTAGTGGTAGTTTCTTGATTAATATATTTTTGTGTATATTCTTTGTAGTCAATAATGCGTAGAGTATTGCCAGCAGCACCTAGTGTGCTATCACGGCTAATACGAAAAGTATCGTAATCAATTGATTGTGTATTTGTAGGAGCAGTGTATCTAGTTTGTCCCGCAACTAAAGTTTCTGTTTGTGTTACATGTGTAAAAGGCCAACCAAATTCTCTTTGATTGACGTAGTTAATGGCATCGTTTACTGCGTTCTTACATTGAATTTGAAATCCCCTAGCTGCCGTAAAGTTAGCAGCAGTCAAGACAACTTCATTCATACGAGCAATTACTTCGTTAGTGATGTCTAAATAATCATATGCCATTACAAATCCTTAAATGAACAGAGAAGTAAAGGGGCAAGTTGCCCTGCCCCCTTACATTAGTCTTTAAGCAACGTCACGTGCTACTTCTTGAGCAGTCAAGTCACCTTCGTCATTGCAATCCATGATTACAGCCCAGATACGCATCTTACCAGTAGTAACTGCGCCACCTGAAAGTGTAACAAGTTTCAAGTCAATGTTGTCATCAGCAACAGCCATCCGTGGAGAATAAGCTGCTGGGTTCTGTGCTACAACACCTGCTGCAGAAGTTCCGTCAAAACCATCGACAAAATCTTCAGCGGCAATCATGCCTAAGTCTACTGTAAGAGTAGAACCGTCAGAGGCAGTATCGACTTCAATACCTGCATTCATAACCATCATGCCTTTTTTAACAGCAATTACTGGAATGACATCGCCAGCGGCAAGTGCGCTACCTTTGTCAGACAATGCTGTTGCAAGGTTAAGAACAGTTTGAACCATGTAAGGGTTGCGACCACGCTGTGAATTACCACGTGCGGCTTGGAGAGTGTTATCACCTAGTGCCATTTTTCAATCCCCCTTATACTAAGCAGTACTTGGCATTGATAAGAGCCTCTGGACGGAGAATCTTTCTGCCATACAAATGCATACCACGGACGATATCTGCAAAGCTGTCCGGGTCGCGGTAGGTCTCAGTCTTGTTGATTTGGTCAGCAGTAGCAACCGCTGAAGAATGACCACCAACAATGATACCAAAGTTATTGGCTTGAGTAGTAGACGCTGAAGGTCCAGTACCGCCCTGTGGTAGATTGTTAGAAACATGAACTTTAAAGCCATGCAGGTTATTCAAAATCAAACCATTCTGAAGTCCAGAACCACCAAAGTCAGAATCAAACAAACGTGAATCTTCGTCTTTTAGCAGTTCAACAAACACTGGGTCAACAACCAACCAACGTCCTTGTGTCTCTACGTTTTGCAGGTCAAGTTGACGAGCCATACGTGCAACCACAGTAAGTGGGTTAGCAGTAGCAGCGGCTGTTGGAACAGCTTCTGAAGCGCGAGGCTTTAGAATGATTGTGTTACCAGCACCACCACCGTTGAAGTCAGATGCATCCAGCTTCATTGAAGCAAGAAGTTCGTCATTGCCAGCAGTAGCAACAGCTTTAGTACCATTAACAGTAGCGTTTACTGTATCTGCACGACCACTAATTGCAGACTGCTTATAGCCTGACAAGTAGCCAAGAACATCTTGGTCAAACTGGTCAGCTAGGCGGTATGCTGCACGGTTGCTTGAGAGAGACTCAAAGTTAACGTGCGAATGTGCTTCCTCAATGTCGTCAACTTTAAAAGCAAAGTAGTTAGCTTTGTCAACGGTGAGGGTGAAATCCTCATCATCAAGGTCTTGCGGGGTAATTGTTGTACCGCGCTCGTATGCTTTGACAGTAATCTCAGGTTCTTTAATGATTTTAACTGAATCACCAAAGTTTGCGATTTCTCCAAAGTAGTCATTATTCGTAATTGCGTCACAAACAGCGGCCTTGCGGAATGCAAGCTGCACCTGTTTGGAGTAAATTACAGGGCTAAAATTGCCATTCGGCAAGTTGTTATAACCCGGCGCTCTTGGAAAAGCCATAATCCATCTCCTATTGTTTTGGATTGTTACAGATGCAAACAGTACAATTCTTGGCAGAGGCTGTCTAACGTAGGGTGTACCTTATATAAAAGTTGCAACTAATATACTTAGTAGGCCATGTTAATCAGGTAATCTTAAAGATTTTTGTAGTTTGCGGATTGGTATAGTAAGCAAGTAGCTAACCTGCTTACCTTACACATGACTATAGTTATACTTAAAAATAACTGTTTGTCAACTCTTTTTTATCTAGCAGAACCAGATAAATCATAGATGAACTTACCACTACGAATAGCTTCCATAATTTCATCTGCATGTTTCTCATATTCGTGGGCAGACATCTTTTCTATCTGAGACTCACGTAAGTATGTAGAGGATTCATCTTCCTGTGGTTTATTACGTGTGTTCTTAGTAGTTACAGACTTAGCTGCATCTTTACCAGACTTAGACTTCTTAGCTTCAGCAATGCCCATGTCAGCTTTGTACAAATCAATTGCACGTGCGGCAGACCTAGCGTCATTATCATTATCATATAATGCGTCTTGTACCCACTTAGGCTGTTCTTCTGCCCAATTGTGGAAGTCATCACTGTCTCTAATCTCATCAAAGTCAGGATGCATCTGCATCAATGCTGCTTCAGCCTTCTCTTTAGTAGCAGAAGTTTGCATCTCATCAATTGCCTTCATGCGTTCTTCTAGTGCAGTAGATTGCTCTGCTGCTTTCTTCATGGCAATTGTTTCTACTATAGCTGCTACATCAGGGTAGTCTGCTGCCCATTGTTCAATATCTTCATCAGACTTAGGCAGTTTCATTTCTTTCTTGGTAGCTTTTTCTAGCTGGCTTTTCATTGCAGCTAGTTCAGCCTTAAACTCTTCAGCTTGCTTTTGCTGATGTCGGCGTAGGTCAGAGTAACGCTTCTTAAATGTTTTTTCTTCTGCGCTAGTAGGTTCAGCTTCTTCTGCCTCTACCTCTTCTACTTCACCTGCATGTTCTTTCTTGAGTTGTTCTAGTTCTTCTTCATCACGCTTAGTACGTTCTTCTTGAGTGTATGGTTTATTTACAAATGCCACTTTAGGCGTAGTCTTCATATCTTCTGCTAATAGTGTATCGTTCATTATCTATTCCTTTGTTGGGGCCGCTGTAGCCACACTGTCGGGTGTGGGGAGTGAGTAGCCAACTGATTGTAAGATTTAAGCCTCTTACGCAGCTTCTTGACGTACTTCCCTATACCTACCATGTACTGTGTAGATATTGTTTTCTGTATGTACGTCAAAACTTTCACCATCAATAACAATGGATACTGTTGGTGTTAACTGTTCTACATACTCAAGTAATGATACAGGAATACCATTAATGTTATCACCCACTACCAAGTCTTCTGGACGTGTCCATGTGCCATTTGCTAGTACAGGGTGGTCATTACTAATCTTGAGTTCATTATTAATTGCATAATAACCGCTACGCATATGTTTGTGTAGAACTTCCTTGACCCTGTAGTTATCAATCATGTCACCAACTTTGATGTTAGTAACAAAGTCAATTACACCGTTGAGTTTAACTTTCATGTCTTCGGTTAGACAGTCCGTGCCACCGCCGTAGCCGCCACCTTGTGCGCCACCACCAGCTTCCCCATCAGAACCGTCATTACCAGCGGGGCCATCAGAATCACTACCACTGTCTTCGCTTGAGTAGTCACCATAACCTGTGAAACCTGCAGCCTCTGCTTCTGCTTTTTCAGCATCACGTTTGTCTTGTGACGCTTTTGCTGCTGCTCTATCTGCTTTTGCTTTATTAGCAGCGGCTATAGCATCAGCCATTGCTTTTTCTTCTTGTCTAGCCATATCTGCTTTTTCTGCTGCAGTAACATCTAGTGACGTATCATAATCAACGCCCATATTATCTAATACTGCTTTTTGTGCATCATTTGCATTAGCTACGGCTTCTTCAAAACTAACCTTACCAAAGTTATTAATTTGACCTAAGAAACCCGGTACAGATGTTTTTACGTTAGATAAAACACTTTCAACAACGGCTTTTTCTACTATACCTTGCGCTTTATCTCCGATAGGATTGCCATTTGCATCTAACATTCTTCCTGTTTGTGTACCTACAGGAGCAGCAATGTTTACTGCTTTATTATTTAATACGTCTGCGGTAGTACTAAGCGCACCCTTATACATGTCTGCTAATTCACCTTTATAACCTGCGGCCTTCATTGCGTTAAAATCTGCAGCAGAAACTGTTACAGATGCATTTGGAAAGTCACGGTCAAAGATATTCGCAGTAGCACCTGCAGGAAGACCTTTACCTAAAGCCAAACCACCTACGGTACTTAATGCGCCAGCAACACCCGGAAGACCGCCCGGTACATCATAGCTAACACCAAAAGTTTTATAATCGCCTACACGTAAACCTTTTTGTTTACCTGTACCTGATTGACCTCCTAAAGTTACTGATGCACTAGACTGAATACCCTCATCACCTGCGCCACCACCGCCGTCATCATCCTGCACAGTAGCCGTTTTAACTTTTGTTGTATCTACTATAGTGCTATCTGGTACTATACCTGCAGAGGTATCTTGTTTTTTAAATCCTTCAGGTACAGGATATATAGGCTTACCATTTACGTGCGGTATCTGCATTGTCTGCCCCGCATCATTAACATATGTTACAAGTTCGTCATATTTACCGGCACCTGTACCAACAAACTGACCAAAGGTAGGTATGTTAGTAGTAGATGTAGAAGGAGTAAAGGCTACCTGCGGCTGAGAGCCGGGTACAACAGGGGCAACGGCTACGCCTACGGGTGGGGGTGTATAACCTGTAGTAGGCATTGGGGGTGGGGTATATCCAGCTATTCCAGTTCCGGGTGCCTGTACTACACCACCTAAGTTAAACTCTTGCGGCTCATTGTCATCTTCCATATCAATGTCATCAATATCAAAAGGAAGATTATCTGGCATAATAGCTTCTTCACTATTACCCATTTGACCCATATCATCCATACGCTGTAAGCCCATCTTAGCTTCTTGGCGCATTTCCATAAGTTTTTCTAGGCCAAAATAACGTACTACGTCTGCAGGAAAAACAAATTCACCCTCACTTAGTTGGGCAGGAATGTCATCACGAACTTCTTCTTGAGTAGAACCCGGTGGTACATCATTACCAGATACAGGGTCAACAGTGCCGCCCTCATCCATAAGACCGCCAGTTTCAAACATTTCCATTTGTTTTGCCATGTTGTTCATAGTACTACCCTTCAGCGTTAGCTACGTCCTCACGTAATCGTTTAATCTTTTGTAATACATCTATAGCACCTTGTGCTTTATGTATTGTTACCATATTCTCAGATTGTTCTAGCACCTTATGATGCTGGTCTACCATGCTATCCAAATACTTACTGAAGTGGTCCCATTGGCGGTTGTTGCCCACCAGCGGTTTCAGCTTGTTGAGGAGTTCCTTGTTGTTGTCCATTACCACTAAATCCCTGTTCACCCGGTACAGGAGCCTGTCCCATACCTATTGTGCCACCACCTGCACCTGTTGGGTCCATTGGGTTTGCACCTGCTGGTGCTGCGCCTTCTGGCCCTGCTGCTGGTGCTTGAAACTGTTTCATAATCTCAGCTTGCAATGCGGCCTCATCCATATTGTTGGTTACTTTGTCGGGGTCTAGTCCCATTGAGTTAGCTATCTCACGAATGATGTATTGGAACTTCGCAAAGGGTGCTAACGCTGGGCTGCTTGCTACTTGCAAGAACTGCATCAATCTTTGACTACGTACCTCTGTAGCCATTAGGCTTTCTGTTCCACGTGCTTTAACTTCTAAGTCGCCCTTAATCTCAGGGTCAAAGTCAAACTGCATATTAAAACGAAACAGTCCTTCGCCTAGTGGACGCAAAAGATAATCATCTACATTCTTAATAACTGTTTTAGTGCTGCCTTGTGCTGCACCCATAAGCATAGATATACCAGAGGCTGTACGGCCTACTCCTGATACACCTGTCTGCCCGTGAGCAAATGATGGGAAGCCTGTGCTTTCATCTGCTAGTACACGTGCCTTATCAAACAGCATCATGTTCTCTTGTGACACATTAGGAAACTTAGTACCAAAGATAGCTTGACCCGGTGCGCCGCCTTGCCTACGGAATATCTTGCCCGGATACAGTGACAAGTCTTGACCCGGTACTAGATTGGTTTCATCTACTTCTACAATCAAGTTACCTGACAAAACAGCGTTGTCTACAGCCATACGCATAAAGCCATTCATCAATGTCTGCGTATCGTCCATGTTCTCAGCAATACCTACACCAAAGAATGAGTACGGATTTAGTTCATACGGTGCAGCATGGTATGGTATCTTAGCTGGCTTGAATGGATTAAGAACCATACGCAATAGCATACCATTACAAATCCATACGTTAGCCTGTAGTTCATCAAACTCTTTTAGTTCTTTTGGGATGTCAATTTCTTGCTCTTCAAGCATTTCGATATCAACCATACCCCAATACTCAAGAACTTCAAAACGGTCAATGCTTGTTTCAGGCGCGTAATCAGAAAGGTCATCTTCCCAATACTTCTTATCATAGTTTTCACCTTGTGCAATAGCGGCATCAATTACCTGCGCACGGAAGTATGGACGTTTCTTGAGATTACGTAGTTGTGTACGTGACATCTTGTGACGCTCAATTACATACTGCGCCTCATCCATGTTATTCGCATCTGGGTCAGGATAAAAATTCCAAACTGATACATGAGATACTTGTGGTACTGTTTTAAATAGTGGGTCATAGTTGCCATCCTCATCCCAATTAGGATACTCTTTGTCAATAGCAAATGGACCTTTCATTACACCTGTACCAAATAGTGCCATTTCAAATGCAGCATTACGTAGGTGTTTGCTTGCACCTGACTCATCTAATTGGTCATGTATTTTCTTTTGCATTTTCTTAGCTGCAATCATTGCAGGGCTAAATGCAATAGCTGTAGGTGTTTTGCCCGGACCTTCTTTTAGTTTATCTTGCACTGGCTCAAGTTTATTCTGCATCACACCTAACTTTTCAGTTAGTGATACTGCAGTAGCACCCGGCTCTAAGTCACGACCATCACCAGCAAATCCATAAGGACTAACATTCTGGTCAGTCTGCATTTGCTCTGGTTCTTTAGGGTCAAAGTGTACATCTTCTACTACACCTTCAGGTAATCCTGTAGGGTCAATAGATAGAGGAAACTTGTTATTAGCAAACAGTACATCAGTAATCTGACCGTAAGCTGCTAGTGTCTTAGTCTTAGTTACTTTAATAAATACGCGAGACTTCTCAGCTTCAGTAAACTGCACATCATTACTATACAGTCCACGATAATTACGATAAGCACGTAGCCATCTATTCTCATCCTGTTCACGATAATCTTCAGAACGTAGGTAGCGACTTTGAATAAACGGAATAATAGAAGATACATCTGCGTCTTCTACTACAGTATCATCCGTATCTTCCAATGCAATTGCATCGTCCTCAATCATCATATCGTCATCGTTCATAATATATCCTTAATATCCAAAGGTTGCGTCTGCAACTGGCATACTATTTCTAGGTCCACCACGAGCATCGTAGTCAAATATACTAAATCGCGGTCTGCTCATTATACCATATCTTAACGCATCATACAAGTGGTCTTCAGCATTTGTATCCACGTCTTCCGGGTTTTTCTTGTCCAACGGTATGGAGGGTAATTGGGACACGACATTTGTGCAAGAATTAAAGAAAACAAGTCTTGGCTCCTCTGTAAATTCGTCTACTTGTAAACGCCTATGTATTTCGTTTTTACCTGATATGCGGCTACCACGGCTACGGTCTGACGGTCTCCACCGACAACCTTTCATAATCATTTGCTCCGCAAGAGAAGGACCAGTGTCACCACGCTTGTGCCAAAGACTGCTGTCCAAAACACCATACTTAATATTTCCATCACCAGCCTCTGCATCCAGTATCATATCTGCCAAATCTGTGGCAAGGACTTTAGATACGTAGAGTTCTCTATATACCACAAGTTGTTCATTAGGTGCAACAGCAAACCAGACAACGCCAGACTTGCTGCCGTAACCGTAATCGCAAGCCCTAAACTTAACCCAATTACTAGGTATATCAAAAGGCTCAACAACATGAATGTTGCGGTCAAACTCAGTAAAAGCCGCGCCTTCTTTGATATCCCAATCTCCGTCCAAAAGCTGTCTTCGTTGTTGCTCTGGCATAGAGAGAAGCATGGCTTCGTAGTCACCCGATTCCGCAAGGTATGGATTATCAGAAAGTCTTGCGGGTATAAATCTTCTTTTGTATAAAGGTCTTCCAGCCTTTGCGTGTCCTGCTGGGTATCTAAGAACTTCTCCTGTTTCAATATCGGTTGCATCGTAGGCTCTATTATAAGGGGCGGGGTCAATGAACATCTTCTTAACCCAATGATGACCTCTGCCGCCGGGGTTGGTCGTAGCCCTCATATAAATTGGCAAATCTGGTGCAGTGGACCTAAGACGAGACCGCATATAATTCCATGCGTATGGTGTGGCCCATTGTGTTAACTCGTCAAATCCTATCCAGCTAAACGCTAGACCCTGATAACGCAAGACATCATCATCCCTGTCGAGATAAGACATCCACAACCTTGCCCCAGATGGCGCAGTCCACTGCATCTTTCTTTCTGACCACTTAATACCGGGCCAGATTTTTGGGTATAACTCCTGCGACTTGAATACGAGTTCTCTTAACTCTTCTGTTGTATGTCGCAAAAGCAACCCACTAAATGCGGGATGCCCCATGTAGCGTAGTGGGTCAGAGAGCATAGCATAGGACTTACCCCCGCCAGCACTTCCACCATATAACACCTCTCGTTCCGCTGCAGCTAAGAAATCTGTTTGTGGGCCGGGATTAGGCTTAAAGAGTACATTAGCTGTCTCTTCTATAGCCTGTGTTTCATACTCTATCGGTTGTATCTCAACCGTTGGCTCTGGAGCCTGTTCTTTCTTCTTCAAGGGCTTTCGCTTTGGCGATTGCCTTTTCCGCATATTCTGCCCACTTGCGGATGCTTGTAGCTTGGTTCTTACGTCTTCGCTCATTAGCTAACCTTTTCCTTAACCCTACATGGGATATGTAGCGGCCTGTCTGTGTACTGAGCCAGTTTGCTACTTCACGATAACTGTATTGATTTACGTGGCTTCTTGCCTTCTCAAGTAAATCTAATTCAATCTGTATAGGTTGCAGAAGGTCGGGGTCTGCTTCATCCTGTTTGTATCCGAATGGTACTGTACGTGCAATACGTGGTATAGCTACCCACTCGTTCTGTTCTTTAATATCTGTTGGCTGTGGTAGCTTCCACTTGCCTATGCTACGTGTCATGTGTTTTTACGGTTGTCTACTGTTTTATGCGGCAGAAAACCTGTTTTTCGCAAACTTTCTCCTTTAGCAGCATCAGACTTCTTAGCTGCTTTTTTAATAGCACGTTTTGTTTTTTTATCTACAGTAGCTGAAAATTTTTTATTATGCTCTTTACGAGCCTTTTTTTCTGCTTTACCTTCTTCTGTTTTTAAATATCTTCGTCTATCTAAACCTGTTCTAATAGCCACACCTGCTGGGTGTCTAAATTTTTTTCCATTTTCTTCGTCAGACATTAGTCATCATCCTCTTCTACAATTGCTTTAGGTGGCATAAGCATAACACCGCCTGATGCTTCTACCTGCAACTTTTCAGTCTTAACCAAACCTGTGCGGTCAAGCAGTTCTTTAGCTGCAGCCATCTTATCACGTATACCTAGTTCAGTTGGGTCATGCAACCCACCTACCATCGCCATCGCTGCTTTCGGCGCATTACGTGCCATGTACATTTGTGTTGCCTCAAGGATTTCTTCTTTAAGACCTTTAACAATTTCTGAAGTACTAGAAGTGTCAGCATATCCTGCCAGTTTCTTTGCTTGCACTAAGTCACCGCCAGCTTCTTCAAAAAGTACGTTGAGTAGTGTCTGTTGTTTGTCGGTGAGTTGTCGTGTCATTA